TATTATATAAAATTTATAAGGAAAAGTCAAGAATTAAATTTTACTAATCTTTTGAGTTTGGTGTTGATTTGCTTGTTCCAGCATATAGACCAAACCAAGCGGCACCAGCACCCACGATTATACTAATAAGTCCTGATTGCTCGAGTGAGGGTTCTGGTAAATCCATAAACCACATAGTCGCATAATAAAGTAAGAAGATGTAAACACTAAGAAAAGCTCGGGGAAATATCCTCCAGCTATCTACTGCGGCGGCTAAGTGCATCCACTTTTGCCACGGATTTACTTTATCTTCATTTTCTAGCATAAAGATTTTTTGTTTCAGGTCATTGTTTTCCTGAATCATTTCCATAAACTTAGATAAGTCTATTTCTACTTCATTGCGATCCATATCCCCACTAAATTGTCCACTAGGCATGTTCATATCTTATCCTTAGCTATTCTTAGCGTCTTGTTTCGCTTTACCAACATTGATAGCAAACCAGTCAAGAATTTTATATAATTTCCCAACTAACTTATCATCTGCTGGAGTAGGCGTTAACGCTGCTATGATTGAAGCACCCATGACTAACCATGGTATAACTTGAATCCATCCTATAACCCATTGTAAGAATCCTAACATTCTTCTCTCCTAATCCTCTTACGAGGCTCAGCCTTGTTTCAAGGCATATTCTATAGCTTTCAACCATACTTCATCATCAGCGATAATACAGTCGATAGCTTCATAACCTAATTCTTTTGCAGCTAAAAGGTATTCACACCCTCGCATACAAATAAAAGGTTCTTCAATGTAGGGCTGATCGCCGTCCATTGTTAGGTCCTTGTGATTAGAAACTAACAATAGAAGTGGATCTCGCAATCCTACAAGTGCAACTCCATCTGCAAGAAATTCTTCCTCAGTTTCATTTGCACATTTGATCTTGTCCAGTTGAACTGGAATTGGTTCATACTCTGCTTCTTCTAAGTAGTTTCTTACAAGATAAGCAGATACTCGTCTAGTTTTTGAACTTAATGTTCTTTGAATGTTTATACGTTTTCCTCTAATTTTTCAATTCTTTGCACTAAAGGTTTATACCCATCAAAACTTTCAATTCCGCACTTAGGATGTGCGATTGCTTCAAGGGCTACTATTCTTTCCTCTAGTTCTTCACACCAATCTTCGATTATTTCTAACCTTTCTTGTAAGTGTGGGTGCTTTTCAAAGTATCGAGCACCTTTCATTGCGTCTCTATAAGCGAGACACTTCCTAATAAAACCGAACATTACTTTTCAGTATTTAACGGCTCAGTGGTTACTTTTCTATAGTAAACTACTACATCTTTTAGTTCTGTTATGTATCTTTGTAATTCTTTCATATTGAGAGCCATAACTTCATAATCTGGTACAGTCATTGCTAAGAATACTAACTCACCTTCTTGTTCTTCAATTCTTGCAAGTTGATCTTCCCAATTATCAGGCGTAACTACTATCCAAGAAGGGTTTGTTAACTCAATTTCACGAGGCATGATTGGTTGAACAATCTGTCTCTCTATTGGTTTTGCACTTACTTCTATTGTTCTAGTTGGTAACAGACTGCAACTGGAGACCATCATCAAGATCGTCAACGGCAGAACTGAGTTTCTGAATTTCTTCGAAGGCATGTTTTGTTCCATTGTTTATTTTCCTTTCCATTTCCACTGGATTTTCCAGTATTTTTGCTGTTAGTTTATATTCTTTAATGAAATTACTGTATCTCATTAACTCTCTTTGAATTTCTTGACTTTTTAATGTCATACTTTGTAACTGTTCTGTCTGCAAAGTAAAATCCTTTTGCATGGTGGCAATGGCTTCTTCTTGAGTTGCTATTGCACCTTCTAGTTTTGCATTGTTTGCTTTCAATGTTTCATTCTCTGTGTAGAGCCAATAACTTGCCCCACCAAGAACTAGACAAAAAGCTAATAACATTTGATTCATACTATTTGTTCCTCTCTCGTTTTCTTTGCAGTGTATTTTGTTCCTGTCTTTCTACCATAATAAGGTTGTTTTTGAATTCCCTTTGTTCCTTCTGCTGTTAATACTAATAAAGCAATTCCAGCTATATTTAACATAACCATAAATCCAAAAGCTACTAAAACTCCATCCATTATGCGTCCTCGATTTTATAGTTAAGTCCATTTGCACCTGAGAATTGTACTACTTCTCCACTCTCAGTTCGAAATTTTAAAAACTTCTCTTTTTGAGAAATTATCTTTTTTGCTATAAATACTTGGTCGTCTGAATCTCCCCATACATTATTATAACTTACAGTCACTTTATAGTGGGGTACAAACTTGCTCTTTAACCATATCCATGACCTTTTGATGGCGGCGAAGAATTGTTTTATTTTGTCCAATATTGCTCTCCAACTGGTTTAATTTTTGCCAGTTTGCTAACTCGATGTTTCGAGTTATTTCTAACTCAATTACATACTGTCTATATAAATAATAATTAAAGCATAATGCTACCCATACGAGTAGCACTAAAACTTTATTTAGGTTGATGTTGATGATGAAGTAGAAGTAGAACTACTAGTTGTAGTACTCGTAGCTGTTACAGTCGTAGTTTCAGTTGTAGTATTCAACTCGTCTATAATTGCTTGCTCTGTAGAAGTAGTACTTGTAGTTTTTGTACCTGTCAAAGCTTCAGCAACTGCTGTAAGCACTGCTGCTGTCTGAGTAACTTCGGTTACATTCACTGCATTATCTGGTACTACTGTTTCCTGTATCGGTACTATTTCTGGTTCTTCTTCTTTTACATCTTTGGGTTGTTCATTATATCCCCAAATTAATAACATAATTAATAAAATATCCATTATTTCTCCTTACTTTCTTTTAAAAGATGAATTGCTTCTTCTATGTATTCTTCAAGAGTCATTCCTCTTTTCTTTGCGTGTTCTGCTGCTGCAACTAGTTGCTCGTTTGTAAAGATTATTTTTTCAGACATTTGACCAATCTTTTCCTTCAAAGAGTAAAGCTTCTGCTTCACGCCTTCGAATAAGTCCTTCTAAGACTTTTCCATTTGCTTTGTTCCATCTTTTAATTTGCTCAGGTACTGCATCATAGTCAGCATTATTTAGAACTTTTAAAAGAGTTGAACTTTGAAGATTGGAAGGTCCAAGATTGTATGTCCATGATACCATTGCATCAAACATGCACTGGTCTAGTTGATTATTGACTGCTGAAAGAACATGGTTTTCGTACTCTGCTAATTCCTCTATGAGTAATTCTTCTGCACGCTCCTTTGTTATGGTTTGTCCTTCTTCTACACCTTTTGTATGACCATATCCAATTGTCCATACACCTGCGGCACATTTATATGCCTCAAGTTCTAGTCCTTCAAATTTTTTGATAAGAGCCAATCCTTCTTGTGATATTTTCATAATGTAAAACTTTCTCCACACCCGCAACGGGCTACTTCGTTTGGACTTTTGATTTCAAACCATTGGTTTAATCCATCTTCTTTCCAATCAATATTTAATGAATCCACATAACTGAATGTCATGGGATCTACAGCGATAACTTCATAGAATACCGCATCACCTGAAACATTTGGTTCTTCCAAATAACTCAGGTCATACGAAAATCCATTACACCCGCTGGGTTTGAGAGTTAATCTAACTCCCCACACTTGCTTCTCTTTTATGCGTTGTTTCATCACTTCGAGAGCCTTTTCTGTTATATCTATCATATATTAGTAATTAATGCGAGTGGGCAGTTGCCTGCCCTCTCGACTTAGGTCTTGACTTGTACTAAAACAATTGTCCTGTACTTGCTATAACAGCAATTCCAAACATACAGCCTAGAAACATTGTTCCTAGTGCATCCTGTACGTCCTCATGTTTTTGTACTTGTCTAAAACTATTTATTATATACTTCATTTAATATCCAATACTTTACGATTGGAGTTCGGAGTTTTAGACAGCGCGATAGTCAATAGTCCATCTGTTAGTTCAACATCGTCAACTTTTAAGTCCGCGTTTAACATAAACTTACGCTCAAAAGATTTAAGACTCAGACCTTGATGAGAGAATCTTTCACTCTCACTCAGTTTTCGTTCTTTTTTCCCCTTGATGAGCAATTCATTATCTTCGTGAATTAACTCAAGTTCTTTCTTAGACCAACCTGGCACTGCAACCTCTATTCGAAAGTTGCCTGTGTCCACATTTTCTACAATGTTATATCTTGGATATGATGTATCAGTGTTGTGCAACAACCACTCATTGTTCATACCAAGCCAAAATTTACTAATATCAATCGTCATATTATTCTCCTAATTTCCTTTTTCAGTAAAACTATGCCCACCCTTTCGGTATGGACGCCATTGTGCAAGAAACCCTTCTTACACTTATGTATATTATACTAAAAAAGAGACCAAAAGTCAACAACTATTTTTTAATTAGTCCTCGAAATCTATCTTTCCCTGTGCTTTCATATAGTCCAGCGTACTTCCGATTCCTTCTTTCCTTCCGTAAGCGTACGCTGCGTATATACTTACTACTAATATTATAAGATATGCTATATCTATGTTCATAATTTTCTCCATAAGATATTATTATACAGAATTTCTAACCATAAGTCAAGTATAAAATCAAGGAAAGGTAAAAATAGTTGTTGACAGATGGTTCTCAATTTGTTATAATATAGTCATGTTGTATAAAAGAGGTAAATGGTCTACTAAAGAGCGTCAAACGCTAAAAGACCTATACAATACAATACCAATAGACGAGTTATCTTCTCGACTTCTACGAACACCGAGTCAGATAACTTCCCAAATTAATTATCTTCGAAAAAGAGGATGGGCGTTTCACAGGAGAAAAGATGGAAGTAATAGAATTTCCCAGAATGAAAAAAGCTGATGATACGGCACAGAAACTTACTGAATTACTAGTAATCGAGTGCCAAAAACTAGGAATAGATACTATGAATCAGGACTTTGCCTTCGACATGGCATGGACTCACAAATTCATAAAAGCTACGATTGACAAACAGTTTAACATTGCAAATGACCTGTGCCGCCTCACAAGAGCGCAAGGATTAGATGAGAGTTGAATGTAAAAATATGCCCGTTGATAGGGCAATCAGAATTTTAAGACGCAAGTTCGAGAAGGACGAGCGCAAAAACCGAATTCGAGATCTCGAGTTCTACGAAAAACCCACAGCGAAACGAAAAAGAATGAAAGCTGCCGCAGTCAAAAGACAGCAAAAGATAACGAGAGAGTTTCGTAAATATACTGCAAG